TGATCTCTTTTAGAGGCATTCTGTCAGAATTATGAGAGCGAAAAAATAAGCACTCGGCAATGAGAGCCGAGTGCTTATTTTTTACCGCTCGCAGAGCAGCATGGTCAGGATGAAGAACGTACTCACGAAGCAGATCGTGGCGGGGTTCGCCTGATCCACATTTGGTGGAGGCGATGGGAGTCGAACCATCATTTATGATTTCACGAGCAATACGATAGCGAAAAAGCCTTAAAACTACGGCAATTTTCTTTTGACTAATATCATTTTATAAATCAACACTCATTCGTAAGATGTAAAAGTGCGTGAGTAAGTGCGTGAGTGCCTTGCAAACAAAAACAGCCCCGAGGAACCGTCAGGCTCCCCGGGGCTGCTGCTATGTATTGAGTTTACTGTTTCCCTACAACATCCTTCGCCCTGTCAAAGCAGAACTGGATGACCCTGCCGATGGTCTCATCGGTGATCGCCCAGCTGAAGAGCCTGCCAAACTTGCTGGCGTCCAGCGCAGCGCGCAGCTTTGCCGCCACCCATGCTTTGCGTTCGGCACCGCGCTTGGTGCCCTGGATCTCATGCTCGGCGCGCTCGATCAGGTCAAGCACCAGCGGGCGGACGGTCGCGCCGTAGCCCAGCCGGATGGCACCGAGGACGTAAAAGGCAAAGCCGCCCAGCATCAGGACAAGGGCAAGCCAGCCGGGGACAACGTTCAAGATATTGGTCAATACTGCTTCCATGGGTTAAGCTCCTTTCTGCTGCTCAAGGTCAGCAATCCGATGATTTACCACTTTGATCTGCTCTTCCATCACCGGCACACGCTGGGCGAAGTTGTTGTGCGCCCGGACTTCCCGGGTCAGCTCCTCCAGCTTCGTTTCGGTCACAGCCTGCTGCTTGTCCAGCTTTGCATCCATGCTCTGGGCGGTGCGGTTGTTGGAGTAAATGACCCCCAGTAGGCTCAGCCCGCCAGTGATCAGCGCCACGAGAATGCTTTCCATCGGTCACACCCCCTTCACCGCGCCCAGACCGGCACGCCGGATGATCGCCGCGTAGTCCTTGTATGCGTGGCTCATGTCAACATTGGTGCTCACACCGGGCACGCGGGCAGTGCTGGTGTACTGCCACATGCCGAACGGCCAGCCGAGCGCGGGCTTCCTCGTGCGGTAGGCGGCCAGCCACACGTCGTAGGGCTTCAGTGCCGCGCCGCCCATGTAGAGGAAGGTACTGCCGAACCACAAACCGGTGTACAGCATGGCGTACACGCCCCAGCTTTCCACCGTGCTCAGGCAGTGGGCCACAATGTCGGTCAGAGCGGACTTGCTCAGGGCCGCCTGAAGCGTGTCCTCGATGTCCACAGCCACCGGCAGCTGGAACGTCCTGCCGCCCAGCGCCTGCTTGAACAGGGCCAGCTCCTTGTCGGCCTGTGCCTTGGTGGTGGCCTTGAAGTAGCCATACACGCCCACCGGCAGCCCTACGCGGGTGCACTCGGCGTAGTTGCGGGCGAAATAGGGGTCGAGGTAGGGCTTGCTTGGCAGACCCTCGGCACTGTTGCCCATGGCGCGGATCATGACGCCGCCGATTTTGCCGGACGCCTTGACCTTTGCCCAGTCGATGACGCCCTGATGGCGGCTCACGTCCATGATGGTCTTTTCCATCGCTTACTCCTTTACTTCTCCAGCTCTGCCTTGATGGCTTCCAGATCGTCCGTGGTCAGGGACGGATAGTCGGCGGCGATGTCTTCAAAGACTTCACCGGCGGCAATGCGGATTTTGAAAGCGCGGGTCATAATGCGAAGTTTGAGTGCGTTCAGGGTTTTCATAAAAATCAGCCTCCAATCAAATCAGCCATCATCAAAATAATATCGTCGTTTGCGGTTTCCAGCGCGTCCACGCGCTCCGGCAGCTTCTCCCGGGCTTCGGCTTTTTTGCGCGCTTCTTCCTGCGCGGCCAGCTCTTCGGCGGTGTAGCGGATGTACTTCTGGATGGGTACCTGTTCGGTCCATGCGGCCTGCGCAGGCACGCCCGACACGTCGATGACCTTACGTACATCCCTGCCGCCGTTGGGGTACTCGGTCACGGTCTCCCAGTGCCACTGCTCTTCCACGCCATCTACGGCGGGGTGGGTAACCTCTTCGGTGCTGGTGGTCAGATACCCAAGGGTCAGGTCTGGGTTTTCCACGACCGCGCCGGTCTCGTCGATGATCTTCATGGTTCAAAACCTCCTTTCTCAGGCCACACGGTGCCAGATGTGCACATAGTAGGCGGCGGGCTGCACGGTGCTGCTGCGGCCGTAGATAGGATTCGAGCGAGAAGCATCGAAATTTATTGTATATATGCCATCTGCAGCACCTTGCCATGAAGCGGTATCTAAATAAGTTCCGCTGTATGCGCCAGTGATGTTAGCGCCATGGTTAAGTCCTCCGCACTGGACGCCGGAATACTGTGTTTTGCCGTCGCCGATCTGGCCCGTGATGTTGGGCAAACCGGCTTCGACTGTGGTACCCGCTGCGTGGGCGTAGGACGCACCCATCAGCACCCGCTCGGAGGCGATCTCTTCCCAGCTGCCGCCGAACAGTGCGGCGGGGCTGGTGGGGTCTTCCGAAACCCAAAATTTGATTTTCGCGTGGTCTTTTGCCAGAGCGTCCGCAATCAAGGTCTTTACAGCGTCTGCGCTTATTACGCCTTTCAGCGCGTCACCAACAGCCTTTGCGTCAGCCGGAGCGCCCTCAACGCTTAGCGTCTTGTCGGTGCTCACAATAGCCGCAGCCCTGTCCGCTTCAGCTTTGGCAGAAGCGGCAGATCTTCCCGCACTCTTTGCGTCTGCGGACGCTGACTGTGCGCTTTGGGCTGCGCCGGTGGCGGCAGTCTGGGCCGCGCTTTCACTCTCTGCAGCTGCTGCGGCCTTTTCCGTCGCAGTGCTGGCTGCTCCGGTGGCGGTCTGAGCGGCCTGCAAAGCGGCCTGTTGCTGGCCTGTCACTTCCTCGGCGTACTGCTTGACGTACTCCATGCCCTGTGCGATGTCTTCGCGGACTTCCACGCCGCGCTCTGCGGTGCGAATCCCCGCGATTGCTTCGTCAAAGGTCTTGTCCATAAGTCTCTCCTTTCTCAGCCCCTGAGCGCCCGGCTCAGGTCGTAAGCATCAGACGCCTTGCGGGCAGTCAGGGACTGCAGATCGCTGAGGCTGGAAAACTCGGTGCCAAAGGTAAACTCTTTTTTATCCGGTGCATCCAGCGGCTCCACCAGCTTTGAGCACAGCAGCCACGTATCCACGCCGTGGGCCGCAGAAAAGATATGCGTCTGCTTGCCGATGGCAAGGCGGTCGATATCGATGCCCGCGTCTTTCAGGTCCACAGCCTTCACGGTCATGCCGTTCAGGTACCGCAAATTTTTTGCCAGCTCTTCCTCTGCGGCATTCAACAGTGACTGGTTGTTGTTGTAGTTGCCCTCGACCCGGATCACCTTTGTGATGATGCCGTAAATCTTTTGCGCCTTGACGTCATTGGCTGTCTGGGAGATGATGCTCTGGATATCCACAAATGGCCACGTTTTCTCGGTTTTTGTGCCAAAGGCAATGACTCGCGTGCAGATGTCCTCAGCTTTGGTATAGCTGCTCAGATCCAGCATGTTGACCCCAAAGGCGATGGTCTGGGGATTCTTGTCCGTGATCTTCTGCATGTAGTCCAAATAGCGGTAATTCTGCTTCCCCCAAAATGGGAGTTTTACCGACCCATGGCGGATCACAAAATAACCTCCGTACTTGTCCGTGAGCTCACTTTGCAGAATGTCCAGCGTTTTGCCGTAATTTTTGCCATCTCCAAAGCTGTAAGTGGGTTCTTTGGTGTCAAAAGCAAAGCGGCTGTCAACCTTGCCGTTGATTGCAAGACTGTACGAGCCGCCTTTTTCTGTGATTTTGTAGGTGCCGGACTCAGTGCCCTTTGTGATGTCGTAGATGGAGTATGTGCCAAAGTCCTTATTACAGGTCGGACAGGAGACATACGCGTTTGCAACGCTGACGCTTGCGTTCCACGTCTTGCCGTCCGCGTAGGCCACAAACAGCCGCATACGGAAATTGTTGTCGCCGATGCGGGAGAGCACATAGCCGTCATACATGCGTTCTGCATTGAGCTCCCAGCTCAGGCAGGAGGCTGTGCTGTCCTCGGTTTCTTCATAAAAAAGCGAGTTTCCGCCTAAAGGATTTTTGATTGCCCAGTGATACACATAATCTCCATCGTCAGAGTCATAGTGATAGCCGTCCTGCTCCACCTTGAGACCGTCGATGTAGGGCACCACCATAGGGGTGTCCATCTGCACCTTGCCGGGAGCGAAGGCTTTGTAAGCGTCCACCTGCTGGTTGTGGTTAGCGCAGACCCACTCCAGAAACTGGGAAAAGCTCACGTTTCTGGCGCTGTAAGGTGCGGTGCCAGAGTCGTTGAGGTAGGCCATTTCGCCCTCGCAGTAGACTTTCTGGCGCACCCGAAAGTCCTGCTCGTGGCTCATGACGCGGCCCTGCCAGATCTGCTTGCCGTCCTGCTGCACCTCTACCACCGTCATGAGCTTTTGCAGCGCGGAGTGTGCGATGTTGCCCAGCGGCAGGGTGAATTCCAGAGAGCCAGCCTTGCCCACCTCGCGGGTCAGCGTGGGGCTGATGAGCTTTTTGGTGTCGGTGATGTCCCCGGGGTCGTAGATGCAGGCTTTGTCCACCCACGTATCCACGCCGGACTGTGTGCCGGCATAAATTTTGTAGCTCATAGGCTTGCCCCCAGATACTTGATACTGATGCTGCAGTCCGCAGACGCAGAGAAAACAAGGGTGCCCACCACACCGTCCGGCATGGCAAGGCCCTCAATATACTGCCAGTCGGTGGACTTGGCCAGAATACCTACCTCAAAGCCATTGAGAGACACCGCGATGTTTGCGGCGGTCTCGCTGCGCTGGAAGTAGATGCCAGCCGCACGCGGCGCACCGGTGATGGACACCTCTTTATCCTCGCCCGCCTTGAGCGGGATATCCGTGTAGTTGCGCACAATGTCCGTTTCAAAGCTGAAGTCATCCCACAGCCAGTCGTTGGAGCCATCGTAGACGCTGCGCTTGAAGGGGTTGCAGGTGCCGGTGATGGTAAAGGTGCTGGAAAGCCGGTCACGGGAGGGTGAGACCTTCCACAGCCCTTCCCAGTACCACGTGGGATCCTCGTCGAACTTGCACCGCAGCCACTTGCCGTGGATGGCGTTGGCGATGGTGCTTTCGATGCTGGGCCACTTGCTTTTCGGGGCATTGCAGAGCAGCTCCATGGTGATGGTGCGCTTTTTATAGTGCACCTTGCCATCGTCCCATGCGGTGAGGTTGAGCAGGGTATCCGATCCGGTGGCCTGTACAAGGCGCTCATCCACCTCGGCATCGCCGATCTTGGGACTGCCTACCTTGAGATACAGCCCCCAGTCGTTCAGGGTGTGGTAGTCCCCGATTTTTGCACCCAGAAGCTTTGCCATTACACACCCCTCGCTTTCCGTGTCACCGTCACGCCGATGCGTGCATCGACGTTGGTCGCCATGCGGGGCGACAGCACGCCCACCAGCTCGCCGGAATCCATGACCACCTGACCCTTGCCGATGTCAGGCAGATGCTCGTCCAGCATCCCTTCAATGCGTTCCAGGATGCTGGTCTGTCGGTCAACAATAGACTGCTGGCCAGTAACGCGGTACTGCAGGGTTGCGCGGGTGGAGAAGGTGCCCAGACTGTCATACACGCCGGTCTTGTCAAAGGGGCTCTGGTAGTGGCTGACGGCGGTGTCGTTCTTCTTATTGAAAGCACTGAACAGGGCAAAACCAATGCCCACTGCACCCACGGCAAGGCCGAGGATCGCGGCAAGCACGGGGTTCGAGAGGATCATGCTGCCCACCTGCGTGAGGACGCCGCCCAGACTGGTGGCGATGCCGCCAAGGCCGCCCATGCTGGAAGCCAGACCTGCAATGCTGCTGCCGACCTGCGTCGTCACGCCGCCCATGGCTGTGCCGATGCTGCCCAGCACATCCACGATCACCGACCCGTTTTTACTCACGTCACCGGCAATGCCTGCAAAGCCGGAACCACTGCCACCCGCGCCGCCCAGCAGCTGCTTTCCGGTGTCCCAGATAGAACCGGATATGTCGCTAACGATCTGGGACAGCACTCCGTTGATCTGCTGGATAATGGACTTGCCGAGGTCGTCGATGGCCTGCTTGGCTGCAGGCGCAAGGCCATTGTACAGGGTGGAAATGACCCACTGTCCCACGCTGAGCCAGTCCTGACTCTTCACGGCTTTGTACAACGTGCCGAAGGTGCCCAGCACGCCCTTGTCGGCTTCGTCCTGCCAGCCCTTCACAAGGCCGGAAAAGCTGTTTGCACTGGCCTTCTTGATGGTCTCGGTCACCTGTTCGGTGCCGTCGGCGGCAATGGTAGTGACCTTTTCGGCGGTCATCAGGGCACCGTTGACGATCTCGTTGAAGGTCTCGGTAGTGATTCGCTTCTGCTGCTCGGTACCATCGGCCAGCGTTTCCGTGACCGTTTTGGTGGAGGTCTGGATGCCATTCACAACGGCATCGGTGGTGGAAGTGACTGTAGTCACCACATCCCGCACCGTCTCCATGGTCTGTTTGACGGTCGTCTTGCCGTCGGCGGCAATGCTGGTGACGGTCTTGATGTCCTTCAGCACACCGTTCACCAGCTGACGGCTGGTCTCGGTGATGGTCTGGGTCTGCTGCTTCTTTCCGTTGGAAAGCTCCTCGTTTACGGTCTGGGTGGTGCGGGTCACTTTGCCCAGCACCTCGGTCACCGTGTCAGAGTAAGAGTTGACCACCGATGCGGCGGCCTTTGCGGCTGTGCCCGCTGCTTTCCCTGCGGCGGCTGCCGCATTGCCGGACTTGGTATAGGCCGGGATAGCGATATCCGCCACGGTCCGGGCGCTGTCGGCAAGGCTGGTGTTGGCGGAGGTCCAGTCGGCCAGCTCGTCACGGCTTGCAACATCGGCAATGGTAAAACCGGCAGTGGCTGCAGTAGCGATACCCGCCACTTTGCCCTTGCCGGTCAGACCGTTGATGAAGCTTTGGATCAGGTTCTTGCCCCACTGCACCGCCTGCGAGGGCAGGCTCTTGATCCAGGCTAAAGCACTGGAAAAACCACCCTTGAAGGCATTCAGCATGGAAGAGCCCATGCTCCTGACGCCGCTTGCCACACCGGTGAGAATGTTCTTGCCGATGTTCAGCCAGTTCACTGCAGAAATGACCGATAACACGGCCTGAAGGATCTTCTTCCAGTTGGCCAGCAGGTCAGGCACGGCTTTTACGATACCCACGCCCAGCTGCACCACCAGCGAGACGCCCTCTGCAAGGAGCTTCGGCATGTTGTCGCTGATGATGCCGCAGATATTGATGATGATATCCGGCACATAGGCGATGAGGTCCGGCAGGCCTGCGATCAGGCCGTTGGCCAACTGGGTGATCATGTCCAGACCGGCGTTCACGAACTCCCCGGCATTTTCCCGCAGGTTTTCCGTAAAGGAAAGCAGCTGCGGCAGAGCATTCGCCAGAAAATCCGGGATGCCTTGCGTGAAGCCCTGCGCCAGAGAGCCGAGAAGCTCGGTGCCGGTCTGCACCACTTCGGGCACAAGGCCGTAAATGACCTGCGGGATGCCCTGCAGCACATTGCCGATCATGGGCAGCAGGTTGCCCACAAGGTAGGTCCGGGCCGTGTCCGTCAGTGCCTGCAGGGGTGCCGTCAGGTCTGCGCCGGTGCTCCAATTGCCCAGCACGTTCTGCGCCGCTGCCTTCATGGCCGCAAAGCTGCCGGTCAGGGTCGTTGCGGCTTCTCTCGCCGTTGTGCCGGTAACGTCCATCTCCTGCTGGATCACATGGATGGCGCTGTACATGTCGGCCAGATTGCCCAGATCGTAATGGACGCCGGAGATCCGCTCCGCATCATTCAGCAGACGCTGCATTTCAGCCTGCGTACCACCATAGCCCAGCTTGAGGTTGTCCAGCATGGTATAGTTCTGCTTGGCAAAGCCCTGATAGGCATTCTGGATATCCTGCATATCCGTGCCCATCTTGTTGGCGTTGTCGGCCATATCCACCATGGCCATGTTGGCAAGCTGGGCGGCGGCATTGGTATCCTTGCTCACGCTGGAAAGAAGGCTGGCCGCAAAGCTGGTGGTCTGTTCCATGTAGTCGTTGGCCGAAAGTCCAACGGTCTTGTAAGCCTGGGCGGCATACTGCTTGACGGCATCGGCACTGTCCTTGAACAGCGTCTCAATGCCGCCGATGCTCTGCTGCAGGGCACCGCCCATGTCGATGGAATCCTTTATGATTTTGCCGATGCCTGCCGCCGCCACGACCTTTTTGATGGTGCCTACCAGCTGCGTGCCGATGCTCAGGCCGGTCTTTGTGCCAAGACCGGCCGTTTCTTTGCCGAACACATCCTCCAGCGTGCCCTTGATGCCCTGCGCCGACGGTACGATCTGCACATAGGCTTTTGCCATTTCAATGTGATCTGCCACGTTCAACCTCCTTCCACGGCACGCATTGCCGCCTCAAATTCTTCCGGGCTGTCAAAGCTCTGCACATCCGAAGCGCTGCCGCTTTCTCGGCCCTGCAGACCGTCCAGAATAAGCTGCGGTGCTGCACCCTTGCCAACGCACAGACGCCAGTACAGCAGGTGCAGTGCGTCCACCGTCTCCGCCTGCAGCAAGGTCTCAAGCGGCACGATCTGGCTGGAAAGCTTGAGCATACAGCGGCTGCTCTCCGGCAGACCTGCGGCAAGGGTGGCAACCAGATGCAGCGGCAGGGTCCGCCAGTCCAGCACATGGTAATACTGCGCAAAATCGCAGATCAGTGCGTCCTCGTCCGATGCGATCAGGTCGGCGAGGATGCAGAGTTTTTTCCGTCCTTGATGCAGGACACCAGCTCACCGAAGGCCTTGGCCAGATCGTCCAGCGCTACGGTGCCCTCCGGCGTGCGCAGGTGTTCATACAGGCGCTTCTTGCCATCAGGGCCCAGCAGGTGGTTGATGGCCGTAAACAGGCACTTGCCGGTGGCGTCCGTATCCAGAAAGACGACGGCCTCAGTCAGTTCAGTATCCTTGCGGAAAATGTTCTCGTCCAGCTCGATCTCAAAGCCGGAACTGGTTTTAGCGGTGATCATGCCTTTACCTCCTTACTGACCGTGGAGCTCTGGGTGGCCTGACTGGCAGCACCGGCAGCCGAGATCAGGTACTCGTAGTGGGTGTTGTGATCATCGTCCGGCACGGCAGAAATGGTGGTCTCGTAGCCCACGGGGGACTTGTCCGCGTAGGTGATGTCACCCACTTCAATGACAGCTGCTTCCGGGATCACGACGCGCTTTTTGGCGTTGTCCTTCAGCACCATATCCACGACCCATGCACAGGTGGGCTGCGGGTCGGAATTTGCCTTGACAGTAATGCCGGTCTCCAGCGTGCCGGAGACGTTGTCGTCCCCATAGACAGCCGCCAGCGCGTCCGGGTTCGTGGCCTCGATCAGGGTGAATTTGAAGGTGTCCGGCTTTTCGCCCTGCGTGCTCAGTACGGTATCACCGCCCCATGCAGAGGTGTCCTCACTGGAGGGGGAGTTGGCGTTGGTCAGGCCGTCCTCGGAGATGTAACCCAGAGACTTATAGGCAGGATCCAGTGCTTCAACGGCGTTCTTGGGCAGTTTGCTGCCTGCAGGCGCACGCCAGACGGCACCGCCCACCTTGGGTTTTGCCGCAGTGACATTTTTTGCTTTTGCCATTTGTTTTGCTCCTTTCGGTTCAGTAATGCGTGATAGAAAAAACGGCCTGATATCTGGGCCGTTTGCGGGTGGTATCCGGGAAACGATAGTCGGTATTCAGCTCACAGCTGGAAAGTTCCGGCAGCTCTGCAGCATCTTCCATGGCGGCCTTGACCTCCTCGTTGAGCCGGGAGGCATCCAGTGTGCCGTCATGGTCGGTGGCGTTTGGGCCATAGGACTGCACGGCCAGCGTGGCGGCATACAGGCCGTCCTTGTAGCCGGAGCCGGTCTTTTCCAGCACCACGAATCTGTCGGGGGCCGGTGTGGGCACCGTCAGGCGGACAGGCACCGACAACCGCCCGGACAGAAAATTTTGAATCAGTTCTTCGATCATTTCTTTCTCTGGTAGCTCCTCACTGTGATGACACGCCCATCTTTCAGGCGGCGCTTGTGCTCGTGCACGGTTGCGCCGCTGCGGCTGCCAGAAACGGCCTTCAGCAGGGTGTTGTTGGCCGAGTTGTCGTCATAGGCCTTGCGGGAAGCGGTCTCCACCACAGCCACCGCGCGGGTGGGGGCCACATAGGATTCGTAGCCATCGCCGCAGCGGTCCTTCACGGTGTCGGCACGGTCTTTCAGCACCGCCTGCATTTCAGGGGAGCGCAGCAGCGCCCGGATGCCGGAGCTGTTCAGCTCGATGCGGACCTTACTCAAACCGTACCACCTGCACTTTCTTGTTCCAACATAGCGGAATCATGCTCTCGATGCCCTGCACAACGCCGCCGCAGGTGCGGAAGGTCTGACCGAAGAACTCCACCTTTGCATCCGTCCAGTCGTGGGTGTCACCCTTGGGGATGGCCAGCGTATAGGCCAGCCGCCGGCCGGTGAGCTGCAGTTCGGTGGTGATCTCCTCGGCAGAGGGTTCACCCACCAGCACATTGTGCACGGTGACAGGCGTTTCCTCATAAATGGGGGCGTGGAAGCGATCCTCGCCGGTCTGGGTCTTGGAATAGAGGGTGATGTCGATTCCTTTCAGCATAAGTCCTCCAGAGGGCTGCGGGCACCGATGCGGCTGCCGACCCCCAGCAGCTTCTTTTCCAGCTTGGAAAGATACAGCTCGCCGGAAGAGCCGCCGCTCATCGTCCAGCTCTGGCTGTAGCCCAGCGCCGTGGCCGTGCCTTGCGTGGAGCCCATGGGAAAGGAGACCCCGCCCTCACTGTCGCTCTCGCCCAGCTGACGGCGCACCATCCGGCAGGAGACCACCCGCTTGGCGTCTTCGCCTGCATCCGGGTTGTAGCTGTCGATGATCACAGCAGCTTCGCTCAGCAGGGCAGCGCACCGGGTCTGCTCGTCCTTGGACAGCTCCCGGAAGCCGCCTTCCACGTCCTTTACTTCAGCGTAAAGCATGGCGGCACCTCACTTTGCTTTGGCCTTGCGGGCGGTTTTGGGCTTTTCAGCCGCAGCGGCTGCGGGAGGATCCCGCGCCACCTGCTTATGGCCTGCGGCGGCGTACTCTGCCGCACGCTCCTCAGCAACGTACATGGCCGTTCCGGTCAGTTGATTGATGAACTCCACCATCAGCCCGCCGCCTTGGTCAGTTTGTTGAACACGGTGGTGTCGCAGCGGAAGCCCACCTCGATCTCGGCACGCACGGCAAACATGTTCTGCTGGAACAAGTTGATGATATTTTCACCATCCTGCAGCGTAGCCTGATCTGCGATGGCGATCTGCACGCCCTCCACAGTGCCGTACATTGCCTGCGTCCAGTCACCGGCAAAGCCAACCACATTGGGGGTGCCGGAGACGTAAGCGCCCTTGCTCTGCAGGGTCTTGGAGCCCAGGATCATGGGCACTGCGCCCTCGGCCACGCTGTTGATGAACAGCGGGCGCTTGTTGGCGTCCACAGCATTCAGCAGCAGCGCCTTGCCCTTGGGGGACAGCACCCAGCCGTTCAGGATGCCGTTGTGGTCGGCGATGTCTGCATCTGCAGCCACCAGACCGGCATAGGCATCGGTGCCGATCTCCTGTGCGGTGCAGCCCTTCAGGGTGTCGAAGTTGTCACCGGGTGCGGTGACGCCGCCGAATACAGTGGCATCGAATTTCTGTGCCAGAGCCAGCGGCAGACGGCTCACCAGCTGCTTGTACAGTGCGGGCACATCGCGGCGGAACTGGTTGGAGAAGGGCACGATCACGGCCAGCGTGTAGGGCTGCATGATTTTGGTGTCCAGCGTGCCGCGCTTGACCGGCTTCTTTTCGGTCTCAGCCACCCATGCGGCTTCCGGGTCGCCGGTGATAACGGGAATGGTCACGCCCAGACCCGGCAGCTTGATCTGCTGTGCCAGAGACATGACCGCGGAGCTTTCCTGCGTTTTCTGCAGGATCTCACTGGATACCTCGCCGGGCAGGGCAATAGAGGTGGTACGGTTGATATCAGTCGCCATAGAAATACTCCTTTGTTACTTGGTCACCTGCGCAAACCAGTCTGCAAACTGCTCGCTGGTAGAGCCGGTGGGGGTGTGATGCGGGTCTCCGCCATCCCTGACGTCAGGGTACCCGGGCTGGCCATCACCGAACGCCCACGGGTTCGCCTTGGCGGCATCGTCCAGCGCCTTGGCAATGTCGGTGCTGCGGTCGGCAGAGCCCTTCAGGGCGTCCAGATCCAGCAAAGCACGCACCGCCTTGACGCTGCGACCCTTCCTGCCCAGGATGGCAGTGTCCAGCGCGTTGTCAAAGGCAAAGCTCTCGGCCTGCGCCTTCATGTCGTTCTGCAACTGGGTGACCTTTGCCTGCAGCCCGGCTACATCCACGCCTTCAAAGGCTTTCAGGCCATCCTGCGCGGTCTTGAGCTGGGCGTTTGCGTTATCCAGCTGGGTCTGCAGGGCCGTGGCGGCAGACTTCTCCCGGTTGATGTCTGCGCCGTTCTCCTGCATGATCCAGTTCAGCTGTTCATCGGTGATGCCGGGGATCTTGTTCTTTACGTCTTCACGCTTCATGGTGGAAACTCCTTTCGTGTGTGAGACCTCAGTTTTTTACACTGTTCTCTGTCAGTGATCCGGTCTTGGGCGGGGTACGCGCCGCCCGCCGCATGGTGCCGCTTGCTGGAATCGAACCAGCGGCCTGCTGCTTACGAGGCAGCCGCTCTGACCAACATGAGCTAAAACGGCATGAAAAAAGCACTGGGCATTTTTTGCACAGTGCTTGAAAATGGGTAACAAAAAACCACGGTGCGTATGCATCGTGGTTGAATGAATTTGTTAGAAAGCAAGTTTGACAAGGTCGAAGATCGCGCCGGGTGCGCCTGCCAGAACGGTGTTCTTCAGCTGGCGCATCTTGTCGTTGTCCAGCAGATAGCGAATGCCCTGCGGGGTGATCTCCATGTCGGAGTAATCGTTGGTCATGGTGTAGTCGTTGCCCCACGCTCTGACGAAGGTCAACCCGTCGATCAGCTTCTCACGGACCATGAACCGCAGCACGTCTACGAGATAGTCCTCGGACACTTCCGGCGAGATAACCCGTTTCATGAAGGCTGTAGTCTCAAAATGACATCTGCGCCGGAAGCATGCGTAAAGATAAGTCAAGATCCTGAACACCAGAAAATCGTAATCGTCTTTTGCCATGGAAAACTCCTTACTTCTTGGCTGAAACCTTGCATTCTTCAGGATAAAGCTCTTGATATTTTGGATACAAAAAAAGAGAAGTGTTCAGAACCGCATCCGGGCAGTCGTGACGCTTCCCGGAACGGAAATCGTCTGGAGGAACGCCGTTTTTCTTGCATTCTCCAGGCTTGCCCCGGTAAATACAGACGTTACATTCAGGTATGCAGGTCGTAACACTGTAAAACGGTGCACGGAAACCCATGCTGATATCTTCCTCGCGCAAAATTTTAGACATTCGGAAGCACCTCGATTTCCAAGAAATAACGATCGTCTTTTATACTGTCATTCAACACCCGGTATTGCATCCCTCGTGAAAACAGGACTTCGTCCTGATACTTGAACTTTGGCAATGCCACAGGCTGAATAAACTGGCAGCCCTTGTACCCTTCTGGAATGTGCATTTGAAGAACTGTATCGCGGCCCGGAAGTTGCAGATCCTCAAAACTCGTAGAAGAAAAAATTGGAAAAGATCCATAGTTATCGACAACAAGCTGCAATTCTTGTTCAGTAGGCTTTTGGGGAAGGCCGAGATCAAGAAAAGACAGCGCTGTATTCCGATACAGTGTAACGCTCTGTGGCATCGTACCGGCAGCCAGAGCGTTGTCCAGTGCGGCAATCGTTTCCCGAACCTGTGGCGTGATATTTCCGTTGCGGATCGCAAAATTCACGCGGGTGGCAGTGAAGCCGGTGTAATCCCTGAGAACGCTTTGCGATGATTCCGGCAGCGCCAGAACCTGCTTTGTCATGGAGTCTTTTACTGCCTTTATTTTATCATCATCATTGCCGGTTGTCGAGCCTTTTCTCGCCGCATACGCTGCCCTCTTTTGTGCATTGATGGCATCCCTTCGGGCGGCGTAATCAATGCGGCGCATTTTGTTGATGTCGCCGCCCGCTTCCCGGTACTGCCGGTAATACTTGTCCGGATCGTACCCGGCCACGGTGGTGTCGGAACGGAACCGCACCGCAAACTCGCAGTCACAATGGGCGTGGATATGCTCCGCGTGCCCGCCCTTCAGCAGTTTCTGGCTGGCCTTCTGCCAACCATTGGACGCCAGCGTGATGCAGAAGGGGCAGGTGTCGCCATGGGGAATCCATGCCCACTCGGCACCGTCGCGGACTGCGTTTTTCAGGGTGGTGTCCGCTCCGGCACGCTTCACAAGACGGCTCACGCCGTTTGGCAGGTTGGCCGGGTTCTGGTCCTTGGTAGCGCTCACCATGCGGGCCACTTCGCTGTAGCTGGCGGTAGCGGCAGGCTCTGCGGCGGGCACATACACGCCCTGCGCCTCGGCCAGTGCCTCATACATCTGGCAGGCCAGCTCTGTGCTGCCCTCGCCGTATTTCGTCACAAGGCCGTAAGCGTAGGCCACAAGGTCGTCCGTGTCGGCAGTGCCGTGGGCATCTATGTAGTCCCGCATGAGCTGCCCGGCTTTCTGGTTCAGCCGGGACAGCCGGGTGATGTACTCATTCCACGTTTTCGCTGAGATCTGCATCTTTCATCTCCATCAGCAGTTTCTGGCCGCGCGCCCGCTGCTCCTGTGCCTTGATGCGCCGGATATCCGCCTGATCGAAGCCGATCATTTCCAGAAAGGTATCCGTTCCAGCAAACTCCTTCCGGGCAGATGCGATCTTGATAGCAGCATCCGCCGTCACGGCCACGCTGGGCATGGCGGGGTTTTTGAAGTGTGCCATGATGCCGGTCTCCTCTTCGGTCAGATCAGAAAGCGCACAGTTCCGCGCCACAGCCTGTGCCATGCAGGCAATGGTGCGCAGGGCGTCGCCGTTGCCGGTGTTCAGCTGCTGTGCCAGCAGCACCAGCGTCTGGCTCTGGGCAAGGATGGCATCACTGCTGGTGGGGTTGGCATCATTCACCACGCCCACATCGGTGACGGTCAGGCCGGTGGCCGCTGCAAACTGGGTTGCCGTCATGCGCATTTTTTCCACATGGGGCGTCAGACTGCCCTGCGCCAGCTGGCCGAACTCCGGGTTTTCGCCGGTCTCCGGGTTGGAGGTGGCCGCGATCAGAGCGCCCATGTAGGTTTTGAATTTGTTGGAAACAATGGCGTCATACTGCTCATCGGTCACACCGAGAACGTATTTCTGCGGGGTGGTGTCGAACTCCAGCGCAATGGCCGCGTTGGCGGCGGTGCGCACATAATCGTCGATCAGTGCCCGGATGGGGCGCTTCAGGCGGCTGCGGCCAAAGGGCTTGGAGCTGGTGGCGTTCCAGATCATGGGCTCCATCAGCGGACGGCCCATCTTGTGGGGCTTGCGTTCCGCCGCCCAGAAACTGCCGTTGCCGCGCAGCACGATCAGATCCGTGTCCGTGTAGAAATTCACCAGCGTGGGACGCCAGACGCCTTCAAAATGCTCGTCCTTCACAGTGTCGATGATGGCCATGCCGCAGTCGATGCTCCCCTTCTCGCCGCTCCAGAGCGCGGCAGCAGTGGCTGGCGAGTGAAACCGGATGCGGCAGCCGATGCTTGCATCCGCAGACAGGGTGGCAAACACGCAGCCGTATTTCAACTCGTCGCGGCAGGCCTTGGCGTACTCGGCCACGAGACGGTTGTCCTTGACCAGTTTTGCAAGGCTTTCGAGGCTGCCGCCGCTGCCCACAAAGCCGTCAAACATGGAGCGTGCCGCCAGCACGTCCACGGCCTTCTGCCCCCAGCTGCAGCCCACTTCCAGATTGTGCAGCCCCTGCGGAAGGGCAATGCCAAGGTTCACGTCGTTCAGGGTGATATGCCCCTCGTAATATTTGTCTTTGGCGGCGTTGCGGCTCTGGTGGTAGTTGTAGGCGTCGGCAAGGTCTCGCAGCTGTTTCTGCTCTTCCTGTGTCAGCCCCTGCACATAGCCGAAATTCAAAGTCTGCATAGTTCTCCTCTTAACCGATCTTCATCTTGCGGGTGGGGTCGCGGCGGCTGGTCTTGGCTCCCCAGAGCGCCAGTGCACAGGCTTCCACCGGCAGGCTGTTGTCTCCGCCAAAGCCGAAGCCGCCCGCAATGGGGCGCTTGACGGCGGTGACAGCGCTTTCGTCCAGCACGGTCTGGGGCTTGTACCATGTCAGGGTGCCCTCGCTGATGCTGTTAGTAAAGCCGCTGACGGCGGCAATCACGTCCCTTGCGGCGGGCCGGATCACCGAGTTCTTTGCCCGCCACACATCCTTGATGCGGTCGATCAGCACATCCACGCCGTTGCGGCCGTCAATGACCACACAGCTGGCCTTGCCGTACCGGTCGTTCAGCCAGTCGGCCAGCCATGCCAGGCCCTGACCGGATGGGCGCATTTCCAGCAGCGAGACCCGCGCGGGGCCCTCCTTCGGGATCACCGCGCCGCACAGGCACACAGCGCTGCCGTCAGCGGAAAACTTGACGCCGTAGGCGGTCTTACCTTCGGGCTTTTCGTCCTCGCTGGCGCAGGCTTCCCACGCGGTGCGGTCAATGGCGTAATCCAGATGCTCCGTGATCTCCGGACTCCACCAGCCCAGCCGCTCCCGCGCAAAGGTGTCCGGGTCCAGCTGTTCGGCTTCGCCCTCGATGGTGGAAAGCTGGATGCGCCGCCCCAATGCCGGGTTTGCGGCTGCCCAGCGTGCCGGGTCCTTCACATCGCCGATCTCCGGCACCGAGAACTCGAACCATGCGGCCTTTTTGGCTTCGCCGTCCAGTGCACGTTTGCGCAGGGCGCGGAACACAGTGCCCACGGCATCCGGGCCGGGCGGCGTGCCCACGTAGATGGTCTGCGGGTTCAGGCTGGCGGAAATGGCGGGCAGGAAAGAACCCTGCGCGGTCTCGTCCAGCTCCTGTGCCTCGTCAAAGATCAGCAGGTCGCCGTGCTGGCCGCGTCCGCCGTTGCGGGTGCGTGCCAGAAACTTGATGCGGGCACCGCTTTTCAGGATGATCTGCTCCCGGCCCAGCGCCGTTTTGATCTCGGCCACATGACGGCGCAGCTTCGGGCTTTCAAAAAAGGCCCGCATTTCCTCAAAAGTCTCTGTGGCGGTTTTCTGCAGATGTGCGGTGTAAATGACCGTTTCGTTAAACAACAGCATCCCGGCTTCGGAGCGCCCCTGCACCAGCAGGCTTTTGCCGTTCTGGCGGGGAACACTGCCGCCCGCCGTGGGCGCTGCCCATTTGCCGGAGACGGTGCGGCTCATCCAGTCGTCCAAAATGTCGCTCTGCCACGGATCCAGCACCGTGCCGCCAGCCCGCAGGATGCGCACGGCGTCCTGCCCGTCAGTCGCCGGATACTCCGGTGTGATACGTGCGGACGGCTCTTGACTTCCCATCATGCTCTCGCTGTGCGAGGATCGCGCCGATCTCGTCCGTGTCATCTTTTGCTCCTTCGATCTCTTCAATTTCCCGGATGGTCTCCCGGTATTGTTTGGTCAGCTGGGGCAGGGCCCGGCAGTCCTTGCAGGCATCAATGCCGCTTGCCAGCACCTTGGCCAGCTGTTTGAGCTGTTCCAGCCGGGTGCCCCGGGCCGTGATGCTTTTCATGGTCGCCATAGGCCAGAAACACCCCTTTCAAATTATCCCTGTGTGTAAATCGGCGCTGACGGCACTGGGGGTCGCCGAGGGCACGGGAGGGGGCTCCTCCCCACCCTCACCAACTGCCGTCTGAAACGTGCGGAATCCGCACGATTTTAGCCTGTTTTGGGCCATTTTCGGCGGTTTTATTGCCTTTCTGTGCATTGCAGAACCAGTGTGCGGCCTGTAGGTTCGACCAATCTTCTGCAGCGGCCCGCGCGGACGGGTAGCCGAACTGTCTCCACTTGGATACAGGTTTAATTTCGTCCACCACAAAAGACAAAGGATGCTGTGCGTCCGAAGGCTCATCGTAATGAATCGGCCCGAAACGTCCGTGACAGATGCCGCACTCGCAGCCCATTGCACGCAGCCGCGCACGGTGCTTGCGCCGCAGCTGGCCGTTGGCATAGCGCGGATTGCCCATGCTGCTGCACCTCCTGCTGATTGTAAAAGGAAAGCCCGCACAGATTTGTGCAGGCCGGATGCTCCCGCACCTCTCTGGCACACCCCGGGGCTTTTTTCAGGGGCGGGGTATCTGTCAGCTGGGGCAGGGTATAAAAAGCCCCCGGGGTGCTTTGCAGGCCCGGGGGTATCAAAAAAGCCGCCCGGAAGATCCGAACGGCAGGAGATTCGCGGTCAGTGCGCAGCTGCCCACAACAGCAGCTTACTGGGCAGGATGGTAAGGAACCCGCTTGGCTGTATGCTGCCACGCACTGAGGATGATGCTACAATGACCTATATCTATTCCATAGCCCGCCGGGGTGCAGACCCTGACGGTGCCACAGGATAGCAAAATAAGAATTGCCCAGCTGGTACATTCAGGCTGTTGGTCGGTAAAGGTGATCCTCTGTGTCAGCCGGGCAATACAAAAGCCGCAGGTGTCCGGTGTGCTCCGGTTCCTTACGGCTCTTGCAGTTTAATATTATCAGCTGGTTGAGGTGCATTCAAGTCCTGATTAGTCCATTTTTGTCCAGATTAGTCCAGATTGGTCTATTTTAGTCCAGATTAGTCCTGACCTTTCACTTGTAG